TAAAAACAGATTCTGTAGTTCTGGAGTGTATTCTTTTGTCATATATATTTAATTATACAGTTTTTTACGCATAATCTCAATCTTGAGTTTACTCGTTTCTTTTGCATCTATTATTGATTTTAGTACAAACAGTTTACCGTAACGTTGTACAGCTTCATTAATGTCTTTGCAAGTTTCCTGCCACACTGGAAAACTTGCTGTCCACCCATATTCTTGTGCATCTTTTAACAGTTTACTACCTGCTTGATCTCTGTCAGCAACAACAATGACTTCTCTGCCCAAGCTGTCGATTATATCTGCTTGTTGCTCACTTATTTGATTACTCATAACAGCAACGCCATCCACACTCATAGCATCAAATGGCCCTTCACATACAATAACAAACTTCCAGTCGGCTAGTTGTCTATCAACATTAAACACATATCCTGTGTCAAACTTGTTCCAGTACTTTGGTTTTACATCGAGGTCTACTGCACGTCCTATATATCCTATTAGTTTTTTGTGCCAATAGCAAGGAACAATAGCACGTTTATGCATATTGTTAGCTCGGTCATCAGTGACATAAAAATCATATTCTTGTATATCTATTTTTCTATCATATACATATTCAAGTGCTGGGTGAGCCTGTTCCAAATCTTTAAAACGCACACTGTCTTTAGGTAATGGTAATGCTGTAAATTCAACTCGTTCTTCTTCCGCTTTAACTTCCTCAGGACTGACTAGTTCTCTTATACGTATAGCTTCAATGACTAATCTTTGTACTTCATTTGGATCTGCACCAAACCAAGACATCAGTTTACGGAATTTATAAGTTAAGTGTCTACCAGGTTGATAACTGGCTTTGAAGTTACAATTAAAACAGTGATATGATACTGACCCATCTTGGTTGTTTGCTATACCACCTCTGCCACGTCTGTCAGGTGTTTCGCCATTGTGTTCACAGCAGACAGCATTAAAACTTGTCCATCCACTAGGGCTTGTCTTCTTTTTTGTAGGAAGAATAGTTTTTACAAAGTCTTGAACGGTGTTAAGCATATACTATATTATACGCTAGTTTACACAAAAAATCAAGTATTTCTACGATATTCTGAACCACTCGCTTACTGTGGAACTATAAACGAAGCTAACTTTGGTGTCAGTGACAAGAGCAATGTTCGATTCTGGAGCTGTCACTGATACCCATGGTGACAGTACTCGGAATGTTTCAACAGCTACATTAGATGATATCGAAATTACTGTTCCGTCAACGTTAGCATTAGGTAATTTAACATCAGCCCAAAAACTAACTGGTGGTACAGCAGGTGTAGGAGTAATCAATACATGTGTAGTATGTACATTAGCTGTGATTGCTAGGTTAGCAGTTGGCAGATAATGCTGTAGTGTAACTTTCGAATCACCGGAATCAACATATCCTTTCATTGCAACATTGGCTGTGTTGACTGTTGCCGTGATAACACTATTTTGTACAGTATTTGCGAAATCAATATACCCTTTGATTCCAATATTAGCAGTTAGTACTTTGTTATCTGTATATCCAATTTGCCCAATATTGGCTGTTGTAACCTTGTTATCTGTATAACCGATTTGACCTATATTAGCAGTTAGTACTTTATTATCTGTGTACCCAATTTGCCCAATATTAGCAGTTAGTACTTTGTTGTCAGTGTAACCTATCTGTCCGATGTTAGCTGTGTTTACTGCCGTGGTTACTCCTGTAATAGCACCTGCTTGTAAAGTATTGGCAAAATCAACATATCCTTTCAGCCCAATATTTGCTGTTGCTACTGCTGAAGTAATAGCACCGGCTTGTATAGTGTTAGCTGTAGTAACTTTATCATTTATGTACCCAATAATTCCAACGTTGGCTGAGTTTAACCCTGTTACAATCTGGTCAGATTGTATTCCGTTAGCAAAGTTAATATACCCCAGCATACCAATGTTGGCAGTTAGTACTTTACTATCTGTATAACCTATCTGTCCAATGTTTGATACATTAATTTGATTAAGAGTGTAACCTATTTGTCCAATATTAGCAGTTGTAACTTTGTTGTCAGTGTAACCGATCTGTCCAAGATTTGCTGTTGTAACTGTATTAACTGTGTAGCCTATTTGTCCAATATTTGCTGTGTTTACTTTAGCAGTAATAACTCCGTCTTGTACAGTATTAGCGAAATCAGTGTAACCTTTCATGCCCACATTAGCTGTTGTTATTGCTGTGGTTAGTGTAGTGTATGCGTTAGCATCATCGTTGATTGCCGCGGCTATCTCTACCAATGTATCTAGTGCCGCAGGTGCCGCACCTATCAATGAAGTAAATTCGCTGTCAACGTATCCTTTCATACCAATGTTAGCTGTTGTTACTTGATTGCCTATGTACCCAATGATAGCTACATTAGAAGCACTAATTTGTTGTGATTGGATAGTGTTGGCTAGACCTACGTAACCTTTTACTCCAACATTAGCTACTTGTATTTGTTGTCCTATATACCCAATGGTCCCAATGTTAGATATATTAATTTGGTTGAGAGTATAACCTATCTGTCCGATGTTAGCTGTTGTGGTTGAGTTATCAACATATCCTCGCATGCCAATGTTAGCTGTTCCTACCACTGAAGTAATAACGTTGTTCTGTACAGAGTTAGCGAAGTCAATATATCCTCTCACACCAATATTAGATATATTAATTTGGTTGAGAGTATAACCTATCTGTCCGATGTTAGCTGTTGTGGTTGAGTTATCAACATATCCTTTCATGCCAAGGTTGCCAGAATCGACCTTACCAATCATGCCAATGTTAGCTGTGTTTACTCTAGCAGTAATAACTCCGTCTTGTACTGTGTTAGCAAAATCAACATACCCTTTTAATCCTACATTTGCCTGAGTTACTGTTTCGTTTGTAAATCCTACCTGAGCAGAGTTAGCTATTGATATATGTTGTGTTATATATCCTACTTGTACAGTATTAGCAAGATCAACATACCCTTTCATTCCTACGTTAGCAGTTAGTACTTTATTATCTGTATAGCCTATCTGACCAACGTTTGCTGTAACAATCGATGTTGCAACTTTGTTGTCTGTGTACCCTATCTGACCAATATTAGATATGTTAATTTGATTCTGAGTATAACCTATCTGGCCGATGTTGGCATTGGTCACGGTTGCTATGGGACCACTATATGTTGGTAAAAATGATGTTACATTGGCATTGCCGTATCCAGGTACAGCAACACTGTCGACATATCCTTTCATTCCAACATTAGATGATGTTATACTGTTACTAAGTGAAAGATATACATTAACATCATCATTGATAGAGTCTGCTATCTCACCGAGTGTATCTAATACTCCAGGTGCTGTTCCGATTAACGTAGCGATATTGGCCGATACTGCATTGTCAACATATCCTCGCATGCCAACATTAGCTACTGCAACATTACTACCGCTTTGTGCGGCATTAGGTAATAGTAATCCTCCAGCAGTACTACCATCATGTATTCTAATACTATCTGCTGTGGTGTCGATTGTTATCTCACCGACTGGTCCTGTGTATCCTGCACTTACTGTGGCATTCCCACGTTTGTGCAGTATCTGTACGTTAGCTACTGCCATTATATAGTTCCTCCGTCATAGGTTACATTGGCCGCAAACGGTTCTTGATTATAGTATGCCGGTTGTATGTCTAAATCCAATGGTGCTTGGTAGTTGTCATCAAAGTATAAAGGTTGTTCTTTGTTGTCTGATTCTCTATTACTCTTAAATGTAATTTTATATTTTCTATTTTCTAAATTGCTAATTGTTAACGAGTCAAATGTAAATGTACCTCTTCCATTTGCGGCATTAGCAAAACTCACTGCATATGTATTAACTGTTATTTTGTTTATAGGATCTTGAATTGCGGCCTGCACTGCATAACCTGTTAAATTTACTGGTTTCTGGTCTTGATTCTTAAATTCGATGACGCAAGGATTATCAACTCCTTGGTAAACTGTAATTGGTCTCTGATACACAGGTCTATTCCTCGTTTTAATTGTGGGGTCGGACATATCCAAAAATTGGACGGTGTGTTTATTATCATATAAATAACTGTAGATTAGGGGCATTTAATTGTCTCGATCCTTATTGAGTATTTATCGAGATCACATGGAAGACACACATAAGAAACTTTTAGATCAATATCCTTTCATTAGTTTTATAACCTATGGCGGTAATGACTATATCGGAATCATACAAAACTTCGACGAGGTTATTACTACTATCTACGATTTTGCGGCATTGAGAACTTTGGACCAGAAAACAAGATTTTTAGAACTAGCAGATCAATGGTGGTGGGAATCTAATAGACTAGTACCAATCAATGTATTTTTAAAAGCAGATTGGGCTCAGTTCCGTGCCTGTTTAAAAACATTCAACTCTAAAGATGTAACTATAGAACATGGGCCTTATATAAGTCTTAAAGAAATCGCTAGCAAAAGAAGTAAACGTAGAAGTATTACTCTAGTTCGGAAAGTAAATTAAGATTTACAACAACTAATTGTGCGTAAGAAATTGCGTGTGCTTTTTTGAAGTAGTAACTGTCATCCTTAGGTTTAACCCAAACATCTTTAGCAACGTCTTTCCAAGTCTTACCTATCAAATGTTTTTTAGCTGGACGTATTACACTTAACAACATTGCCAATCTTGGAATACTGTCAACTGGTTCAGGCATCTTTAACATAGTATCATAATGATTGTTAATGTGTATTAATTGTTCGCAAACAGTTCTGTCACGTAGTCGAGCCCAGTCTGGCTCACGCATTAATTCAACAAGGTGTTGTTCATCTCTAACTTGTTTATAAAGGTTAACATTCAATAAGTCTAGCTTCATGTAGCCACGGTCCTCAGAGACATCATAGTCTAAACTTGCCCACCCTGTAAACGGATCAACAGGAATATCAGTAGCATACACTCCTGAATTATGTTTGACCAGCTTTCCATCTCTCAGCATACTAGCAGAAGTAACATCAAGTACCTTTAACACTTGGTCTCTGTCTGCAAAATCTATATCAATGTCTGACTTAAATTTCATAGCCCTGCTTCTTTGGTTACCATCTTAACCCATTCGGTGTCTGCTAGGTAATCTACAAACTTACGTTGCCAATAGTCTGGATCTATCGTTGGCATAACCATTGCAATTTGTTCTTCGTTAAGTCTACTAAGAAATTCAACGCCGCTATCACAATTATAAACGATCCAAGGACTAACACGACCATTAACGATATGGTGAACAATGCGATTATCACTGCCAAATCTGAAATAATCTTTAAAATGTAATCCTTCTGTTTCATCTGCATACTCCTGCATTTCTGTTAAGGCACGTTCAACTGCATCATTGATTGATTCTCGCTTTATATATTGTGCAAGAAACTCTGCATATATTGCTTCTCGGCACCAATGATCTAATTTTTTATTTTCTTTTATGACCCACTCGATAAACATCTTAGGATTAACAGCACGTATAGCTACAATATGTCTTCCAAACTTAACAAAAGCAGTATAGTAAGCTGATTTAGCAAAGTCTTGATAGTTTTTCATTTTAGCACTGCCCTGTGTCATCTCATAAAAACGTAAGTAAGCCTGCATACCTAACTGTACACCTACTTCTTTCTCTTGCTGGACCCGTCTTTTACTTTCGCACATGTGAGCTAACAGAGTACTTTCTCTACGATACTCTTTGCCACAATATTTGCATTTAAAAGTTGTTAGCGTTTGTTCCATTGAGCTCTGATTCTCTTGCCATGTTGATAGTATTTCATTGATCACCCTAAATCCTTTTTTATTTCTTTGTCTGGAATACCTAAACTCTGTGCTAATTTTTTAAGTTCTTTCTTGTCATTGAGCGTTGCCATAAGATCTATTTCATCTTGCTTCATGTTTGGATAAAGTTTAGCCAAAAACTTTTGACTTTTATTATCACCTTGTTTCTTTTTGGCCTTTAACCAATAATGAAACTGTGGACCCATAGACGGGCTTACTGCTGTACATGTTAACCACTGTAATTTAGTATGCTTACTTCCTAGATCAAAGAACCACTTGTTTACATTGTTATTTGTTGCCATTAGGTAGTATGCCTGTAGATCATGACTACCACTGCCTACGTTAGCTCCGTATTTGAGCATGAGATAAGTCGAAAACTTCTTTCTATCTTCATCAGTAAAGTTGTCATAATAGGCACGATCTTTTCGATCAAACGCCTGCATTTCATATTTGATATGTAAACTTGAACTCAATTTTTATTTCTAACATAATTAATTAATTGATCGACTGCTTGTTGCATGCTTCTAAACTTAGCTTCAAGTTGCTCTATGGTAGCTTGTTGTCTTTCTACCATGTTGTGTAATTTACCAAAAGCTTCTGTCGTTTCACGTAGTTTCTTATCTTGACTTAATAGATTTGGGCGTGGTGGAGCATTTGGATCCACTGCACGTTTCTTTTTTGTCTGCTTAAACATTTTAGGATTCATTCTGTGTCCTCATTGTGATCTTCTTTACTCAAATTATATATCAATATCAATTGATCAAGTTGTTGCTTTACGGCTGTATTTGTTTTGGCTAATTGATTTATGTCTTTCCACTGAGCAACTTCTTTTGTATCAGTGTCGAACGGTCTGTTTATTCCATCAAACTCGCCTGGTTCGTAATCATACGGAAACTCTGCCGTTAGACTCTCTAATAGTTCTGCTGTAACATCATCAAAATCGTTCATAAGATCCTTTACATTATCAGAATATTCGTGGTTTTTTCTCATATATTAATAATTATACTACCAAATTTTAGAATAGTCAATGACTTCGCTCTGCCTTGATATATCTTTGACAAAATAAGCACACATTGGTTTTTCACTGTCGTTGATTGGTACTGCTAGTAACTGCCCTGGTTTAAGTTTGGGAAAGTACCATTTAACATCCTGATAGATATCAACAATCTCAACCGGTTCAAACACTGGTTTAAAACTAGTCAACGGATTGAATGTGTATGCTGAAAATCCACGATCATTGATAGATGTTAATGGCACAACTTCTAAATCACCAAAATCAGGCTCTCCAATTAGTAACTGCCAATCAACAGGCATCTTAACTGAGTTACCTCCAATATTTAATACTAGTGCTGGCGAGTTAAAACTTTCTAAGAAGATTAATGGAATAAAGAAATAATCTGGATTCTTTGGATCACTATTATCTAATATGCTAAAACGCATATCATCTACTTCATCAGGGATCTCATTCATTTCGTAGGCTGTATTCTCTAGTGTTAATATGTGCATAATTTTCCTTGTTATTATTGCCAGTCGACTTTCTCAACTACAAATGGATAGTTCGCTTCTTTGTAGAATTGTTTACGTTTAGTTAAATGTCTTTTAGCAAATTTGCATGTGGATGTTATATCCCAGATTTGAACAAAATCTTTATCTTCTGCTTTTCTGATACCTCTACCGATTGACTGGATAACTCTGACGAAACTCTTGCCAGGCTCGACGAGGATGAGGTTGAAAATTCTAGGTA